AAAGGTAAGGCCTACGAAGAGGTTTCTCTGCAGATCACTGACCTTGGTATTTGCGAAGGTGAGAAAGGCGGCAAGGATGAATCCTAATGACGTTCTGATGGGCGCTTACCGGAGGGTTGTTAGCCCTAAGGTGTCTGAGCCAAAAAAATCGACTGGTCACGCTATCTCGCAGCTTATCGAGCGTGCATTTGCCACACGAAACCTCACTCACTTTGCTCATTGGGCATCTGATAGCTATTCTCAGCATGAAGCGCTTGGTGATATCTATGAAACAATTGTAGAGAAGATTGATGAGGTTGTTGAGGTCTACCAAGGCAAGTTTGGTATTATTCAGGGCCTTAGCTCTATTGGTGGCCGATTGCCTGCAGACATTATTAAACATATAGAAGCAGAGTCTGCTTGGCTCACAAAAAATAAAACCAAGATCGCCAATGGGTGTGATGCGGTATCTGCGCTTTTGGATGAGCTTGAAGCGTGCTATCTAAAGGCAATATATAAACTTAAGAATCTTAAGTAGGGGTAGATATGCAGAAACACAGTCCAGAGATAACTCCAGATCCTGAAGGTGATAAGAAATTCCTTGATGAGAAGGTTGGAGGCAAGAAGCCAGTCATCAAGGGACTCTCTGCCCATATCGCAAAAGTATGGGCTGAGAATCAAAAAGACTTTAAAGCTGTCAGAGCCGAAATGGTTGATACTTTTCGGCGTGTAGATGGCGAGTATGACTCCGTTAAGAAGTCACAGATCAAGGCTTTCGGTGGCTGTAGTTCATATTTCCGAAGCGGAGAGATGAAGGCAAGAACAGCAGAGTCTTGGATCAAGGATATCTACACCAACAACCCTTCTCCTGCATGGTCAATTAACCCAACTGACATTCCAGACCTGCCAGACGATACTCAGGCAAGCATAGAGCAAGACGTTGCACAGCAGATCCCAATGATGATCGAGGGCCTTGCTGCGAACGGTGTTGAGCTTCCGCCAAATGAGATGAAGAAATTTATCAATGAGTATTATGAAGATCTCCTTGATAAGGCGAGAAAGAAAATCCGTACAAAAGCTAAGGATCGATGCAAACGTGCTGAGACTCTTATCCGTGATCAAGCTCAAGAAGGCGGTTGGGATGAGGCCTTTAACGACTTTCTCTATTATTTTGTAAGAACTAAATTCAGCATCATCAAAGGGCCTGTCCTCGTAAAGAAGATGAAACAAGAATGGGCTCCTGTTCTTGATGCCTTTGGCCAGCCTACACAAGAGTTTGAGCTGACTGCCGTAGAGGTCTTAGCTAACGATATTTACTGCCCCTCCCCGTTTAATTTTTATCCATCTAAGGGCGCAAAGAATATCAATGACTGCGACTGTATCGAGATCCATGAATTGTCGCTACAGGCAGTCTCTGACCTTATTGGTGTGCCGGGATATGACGATGAAGAGCTCCGAGCTGTCTTGGATGAGTACAAGAGGGGTGAGCTTAAGGGCAAGTGGTTTACTGTCGATGATGAAACTGCAGTCAATGATGTTGTCCAGAAGGTCAAAAACAAAACCAGCACAACTCCTGCCACTACTAACAATATGAATCCGCTGTCGGGCAATATCTTCGCTCAGGAATTCTATGGGACTGTTTCTGGTCGCCTATTGACAGAGTGGGGCTATGAAGGAGAGCTTGATCCTCATAAGCAATACCAAGCCAACTGTTGGAAGATTGGTACTCATGTTGTAAAGGCTGTTTTGAACCAAGACGCTCTTGGCCGCAAGCCGTACCATATATCTTCATGGGCAAAGAACCCGGCGTGGCTGGTTGGCGAAGGCATGATCGAATTCGTTGCTGCTGTTGAAGACGCAATGAATGCTATCGCTAGGGCACTGATTAACAACATTGCTATCGCCTCCGGGCCGATGGCTGAGGTTGATACTGACCGAGTTGATGGTGACACCCCTATTTTCCCTTGGCGACAGATCAAATCGACCAGTAAGCGAATGAAGCAATCAGGCCCAGCAGTCAGCTATTATCAGCCTCAGATGCACGTTCAAGAGCTTGTCACTGCTTGGAACTTCTTCAGGGTGTTGCTTGATGAAATGACTGTTCCTGCCTATGCTCAAGGCTCAAGTCAGCAAGGGGTTACTGGTGGTACTGCCACAGTCTTTACGCAGCTCCTAGCGGCTGCTGCACGCTCTATCAAGGCTGTTGTCGCTAACATCGATAACGATATCATTATTCCATTCAACAAAATGTCCTATGACTACAATATGAAATTCTCTGATGATTCAAGTATCAAAGGGGATGCACGTATTGTTGCCAATGGTGTTAAGTCGCTTCAAGTTAAAGAGCAGCAGTCCCAGCGAAAAGTTGAGTTTCTTCAGGTTGCAGCCAATCCTGCTTATATGGAGCTTCTTGGCGCTGAGAATATTTCAGCAGTATTGGGGCAGATCGCAGAGTCGAACGATATTGAGCTCCCTGATATGTCACGGCTTGATCCAGACCCGACAATCATGGAAAGGCTTTCTGAGATTATCAATGGAATGTCTGGTATCGACCCATTACAAGAGAATGGCCAAATGGCGAAAGGAGGAGGGGCCCCAACCGCTCCTCAAGGCACAAACCCAGATGGTAGTAAGGCTGGTGTAGCTAATGTCTAGGCTTGATGAGAACGAAAGAATCAAAGCGCTTCTGACAAGAATCAAGAAGAGTCCAGATGGCAAAGATTTTATTGATTTCTTGTCAGAATTATCAAATGACAACTATCATTCTTGGAAAGCAAGTGACCCTGAGATGGATCAGTTTCACAAGGGTTATGCTTTTGCAGTTGACACATTACTAGATAATTTTAAAGAATGTGACCATAAAGCCCCGAAGGAAGATGTGGGAGACTTTACTTAAACATTCTATTTCTAACCAGCATTATGCTGATAACTCCACAAAAGGGACACCGCATAGCGGCCCCTGAAAGGAACTAAAAATGGGCATTCCAAAACAAGTTGAAGAAGCAGCAGAACTGGCCGAAAAGACTATCGCGCTTATGAATGCAGACGAGAGTGAAGGCCAAAAAGAGGAAGAGACTGACGAGCAGGCCGGCGACAATGCCGACACCTCTGAAGAAAGCGAGTCTCAGCAGGACGATGAAACCATTGAGAGCGAAGACGCTGAAGAGGAAGATGATCAGGAAGAGGCACAAGAGGACTTTGAGCAGAAGTACAAGACTCTTAAAGGTAAGTATGAGGCGGAGGTTCCTCGCTTACACGATGAGCTTGAATCTCTCAAGTCTGATGTTTTTTCTCGCTTAACTGACATTGCAGAAAAGCAGGCAGCACCTGAAAGCTCCGATAAAGCAGACGAGAAGGGTGAAGAAGAAGAACCCGAAGAGATCTTGCGCTTCAAAGAGGAGTTTGGCGAAGACCTGTTTAATGGCCTCAAAGCAATTATGGATCTAAACAAACCGGAAGAATCTAAGTCGGTTGAAGAGATCAGCTCCAAAGTGGATTCCATCGAAGAAAAACAGGTAGAAAACGATCGGAAGGAATTTGCCGATTATGTTTCAGAAAAAGTAGATGGCGATTGGGTTTCTGCATGGGAAGGGAAAGACCCAAATTTTGACGAGTTCCTTAAGCAGCCAGATCCTAGTGGGTTATACACCAATGGAGAGCTTCTTGTCGCTTACAGTCAAGCGTGGGACAAGGATCGATTCGCTAAGGTATTAAATCTGTACTATGGAAAGGCTGAGTCAAAGCAAGACCCAACACCAAAAAAGGAAAGCAAGAGCAAGAAGGAGAAGGAAGCGATTATCGCACCAAATCGCTCAAATACAAATGAACAGCCTGAAGCTGAGGAGGAGTTTGTGTGGACTCCACAAGCGATTAAGCAATTTGAGCAAGATGATCGCCGCAATAAATATGACGCCGAAACATCGAAAAAGATGTGGGACAGTCTTTTAGGTGCCTTGGCAAACAATAAGATTATTTCACAACAACAAAAGGAGTAAGACATGAGCGTGTATCCTGTTACTGCTGGCCATCCTGATTACGGTACTGGTGGTTCTTCTCAGTACATCCCAGCGGTATATTCCGCACTTATGGTCAAAAAGTTTTATCCTCAGACCCTGTTTGGTCAGATCTCCAATACTGACTATGAGGGTGATATTAAGGAAATGGGCGATACCGTCTATATCCGTACTCGTCCGACCATCGAAACCTTCCGTTACAAGAAGGGTATGGTTCTGCCGGTTCAGAACCCTGAGAGCCCATATGTCGATCTGAAGATTGACCAAGGCGAGGGTTTCAGCTTTGCTCTGGATCGTGTTGATGAGTTCCAGTCCGATATCAATCTGATGAATGAGTGGGGCGATGATGCTGCTGCTCAGATGAAGCAGGTTCTTGACCGGAACATGCTGACCTCGATTGCTGCTGGCGGTGCTATTGCCGGTGGTAAGGCTGGTACCACCGTATCTGGCTATGATGCTGCAGCAAACGCATCGTTCTCTGGTTATACCATCGCTAATGGCGCTATCGTTGCTGGTGGTGAGACTGTCAAGGGAACGACTATTACTGCCGGTACTACTGCAGGCTCGACCCTCGGACTGTCCGATGCTGCTGTCTCTGCTGCAACTTCGGCAAACATCATCAAGCAGATTCTCTTCTACGGTCGTTTGCTGGATGAGAACAACGCTCCTCAAGAAGATCGCTTTGTCATTTTGCCTTTCTGGGCAATGCAGGCATTGAAGGATGTTGGTAGCCAGTTCGCTCAGGTCTATGCAACTGGCCAAGATAAGTCGCCGTTGCTGTCAGGAACCGTCCCGGGTATCGACCGTTTCACCGTCTATGGCTCGAACAACCTGCCGGGTACTACTCAGGCTGTTACTGACCCATCGGCAATCATTTTCGGCTGCAAATACGCAACTACTTTTGCAACTCAGATTACTGAGAGCCGTATCATCGACAACCCGTTTGCGTTTGGTAAGATGATGCAGGGCCTGCAGGTCTACGGCATGAACATCATCAAGTCCAGCTTGATCGGCGTTGACTTCATCAAGAACGCCTAAGTGAACCTTTGACCGTTGCGGGGAAACCCGCTTCGGCCAATTCATTTCTTTTCTTTAAAGGAGAAACATTATGGCTATCGCTTTTAGCGCTATCACTGCTCTTAAGAACCTGCGTGCTGCTGCCAACCCATTGGCTGCCGCAGGCAACATTGTCTTCAACCGTTGTGTTGAGATCATTATCCCGGCATCGACTACTGTTGGCACCCTTCCTCTTGGGCTTGAATTGCCTCCCGGCACTCAGGTGCTTGCAGCATCCCTCGCTCCCGATCGTGACTGGGAAAC